GTTCTACAACGCCTTCCCCCGGCAGATCCTGCTGAACATGCAGGTGGCCACGCAGCCCCTAGAGGCTCTGTCCAGGAACATCCTGGACGACCCTACAGGGCTGTGTCGCACCGCTATCGGTGTGAATCTGACGCGTGGGGGGGCGGAAGACCTGGTGTCCGCGCTGGACCGCCAGCTCACGGAGGGGGAGATTGAGTTCGACGAGTGCATGCCGTTTGCCCACGTGCACGTGGGTGACCACAGCTGGGTGGTGATGAAGGTGCCCGAGCCCGATTCGTGCGGTTGCCTTAGGGAGGCCGGCTTTGAGGGGATGGGTGTGCGCTGCGGCAGGTGCGAGAACAAGCCAAATCATTTGGTGATGTTCGCACTGGACTGCAGCTCCTTCGATCTCACCCAGCACCATGACGCTACGGCTGAAGTCCACCACGAGATCTGGCGGCAGCTGCGCCGCATCGACGCGCCCGCAGCCGACCTGTGGTATGCCTATGCCCGTGACCGGCAGGTGGTGGTGGAGGGGGGGCTTACATACGCATGGAAGCATGCGGGCCCCTCCGGTATGCCACTACAGAGCAAGGTCAACGACATGCTCATGAACGTTCTCATTGAGAGGGCGTATGTGGAGCTGGACAAAGGGCACACCACAGCGACGCTGACGGAGGCGGTTGTGGATGAGACGCTGCGCCGGGTGGGCGCGGATTTGGGCTTCAAGGTGCGGGTGGAGCAGTTTTCCTGCACACCCGCTAGGACCATCAAGGAGGCACTGGAGGCCGTGCCGTTCCTGTTCGTGGGGTATTACTTCCACGTCAGGGGCGGCAAGGTCGTCGTGTGCGCCGATGTGGCCCGAACCTTGGCCCAGGTGCCCTACCCCTCGCTGAAGTGGGTCAAGACAGACAAGGAGATGGCGCAGGTGGAGGCTATGCGCCTGGGCTCAGTGTACCTCAGCCTAGGCCTGCCGCCTCGCGGCCTGGAGATAGCCTTCGAGGCTTACAGGCGCGAGACGACAGCCATCATCGAGGAAGTCATCTCCAGGGTCGGGGACTGCGAGGATGGCCGCCTGAGGGGGGCTATTGGGGAGATCGCTGTGGGCCCCGCGGCAGAGGCGACTCTCGCCGGGCTGCTACGTGCAGTACGACGGGATCCGTGGAAGCTGTGGGTGGACCCGCAGGAGCTGCCCTCCACCTCGGTCCTGGTGGGGCCCGGATGGGCCGATCAGGTCGAGGCTGAGGAGGAGGAGCAGGCTTCCCGCAAGGAGAGGTACCTGCCTCCCTCAGGTCTGGCAGTCCCCGCCATTCCTCTACCACGGGGTGTGGTGCCTACCCACCCCGTGACCGCCTCCAACCATGGTAGGCCGCCCCCAACTGTGGAGTGGGGCCCAGACAAGCCCAAGAGGGATACCTGGGTCCTGCCTGGGCATACCGCGAAGCGGATTGCCCGCAGGCGGGGTAAGGTCATGCCTGACGAGGCGGAGGAGGAGTGGTGGTCGGATGAGACCCTGGAGTCGGATGAGGAGAGGTACTCCTACGACTCGGATTAAGTAGGTCCCGCGGTTTTTGTTATCCTCCGCGCATCAAAAGGAGAAACTGGTGTGCCACCAGGGGCCTAGAGCCTGGAACCTGCCTTATCAATAAAGAAAATGGCCAAATCCAGGAAAAATAACAATAAGAATGTCGCGCGCCGTGTGGACGCACTGTCCCGGCGTCGCGCTCCCAACTTCCAGCCACGCATCCAGCAGGCTGGCCGCAATGCCAGTCAGATCAGTTATTGCGCTGTAGGCAAGACGGTGTATATTCCAAACGCGTGGAATGGGATCGCGGGTGGGCGTTTTTACGTCCCCGGCTTAACCAACGCCACGGGCCGCTACGCCTGGGGCAACGACATTGTCAGCTCTGTGGGGCGTGACATTGTTGGGAACTACAGCACCGGCC